TTCGTCAAAGATTAAAAATTCACATTCGTGTTCACGTCTAAAACGTTCTTCGCCAATGCGTGATTTTTCTTCAGCGGCCCATGCATCATCTCTGTCAGGGTGTTCACTCCAGTGTGCTGAAAAGGCATAGAAACCATTTATTCCAACTTCAGTATCATTGCCATGTTCGTCAAAGCGTTTCATTGCTTCAGTCCATATAAGTGCAAACTGATCTTCGTCACTGTTAGGTGTTGAAGTAATAATTGCTTTACCACCTGTTGCTAGTGTAGGAGATATTGCAGTCCAAAATTCTTTTGCAATAGTAGGATTAACAAATGCAAACTCATCACAGTATAGTAATGAAATACTCATACCACGTCCTGTGTTGTCTGTTGTGGTTTGTGATACTATTCGCGAGCCGTTATCAAATTCCATTGATCCTTTGTTGTATGAGGTTACACCGCACCTTATATGATCTGGACAGTCTTCGTAAGCATAACGAATACGATGCATAATTTCTTGTGCACCTGCATACTTGTGTGCGGCAATAAGAACAGTTACATCTGGATTGAACATTGCATACCATAATAGATAACCTGCGGCTGTAGTTGACTTACCTGTTTGTCTAGGCAACATGTTAATATTAAATCTATGACTATGATACGAGTCTACTAATCTTTCTTGAAACTCAAAAGGTTTGAATTTCAATTTCCCTTGTGTAGGATGTTGTATGAAAAAGAAATTATCCATAAAGAATTTTGCACCTGTGTCTGGGTGAGCACAAGCCTGTAATTCTTGTATTTCTTTTTCTGTATATCTTGTCCTTTGGTGTGCTTTTTTAACTAATACACCGTCTAGACTTTTTGCATTCTGCGCCATAACAGTATTTAACCCAATATTTGTGGGGATTTACGTTTATTGATACTAGTATCTATAAATGAACGTAGTATATCAAAATGTGTGCTTAAACCTTCAAATAAATCTATATTTAAACATTCACTAGCCATGCTATAACTGCTTTTTCCTATGTTGCTATAGTAACGTATATCTAAACCTTTATCAGCGCCATATGAAGGAAATACGCCTGTTATAAACAAACATGTATCACCTAATTGTTTTGCATTTTGCGTGTAAGGTCTTTTCATTTTTAGATATGCTTCTGCAAATGATTGTTGTGGTATAAAGTCTGGTTTATCTAAATGACTTGCCAAAAGGTAAACAATGTAAGACTCGAGTTCAATTGGAATATTGTAACCGTATGTTTCTTTTGTCTCACATACTATTTCAAAGAAGGCGTTTGTGTATTCCGTCTTCATAATAGTATTTATTTTACTATTTTATATTTCTATGTCGTTGTAGTAACCTTGATCATAACGTAAATCAAATAGTTTACGCCTATCTTGTTGTATTAGTATAGGTACAGGACTTCCAAACTTTCCATATTTAGGTTCACTCCATAACCATTCATATTCATAACTAACATTTAATTTCTTACAAAGTTTTTTTAGTCGTCTTCGATTAATATCTTTAAATGTATAAACAATGGCTTGGTTGTCACCTAAGTGTTCCCATTCTCCTGACCATTGTACTATTTTAATTTGGTTCTTTTTCCATGCCGCCAAACTCCACGGACATACAGGTTTTATTTTTTGGAAATATTCTGCCCAGTCTGTCATATGAATATTTACTGAAAAAAATAGGCGCCGTAGCGCCTATTGAATCTATTATAATTTTTGAATTACGTTGCTATTAATGTTGCCGCGAGAGTTACTAATGTACCGCTTGTATCAATGGCATTTGGTCCAACTGCTGTAACTGTGCTAGTTGGATAGTTTGCCGCTTTACCAATTAGTCTAATACGTGCTTGTAAGTCTGCCGCTGTTGCTTGGTTATCACATACTACAGTCATTGTACCACTTGCATCGTCAGTAGTGCAATAAATTAAAGGATTAATTTCTTTACAAATTGCTTCAACTGTTTCGTCAATGGCATCATCTTCTGCTCTTAGATCAACTGCTGTACCGTTTGCAATTTTTACTAAAATTTTAAAAGCGAATGCTCCTGGGTAAAAAACGTTTCCTGCTGTTGAAAGTCCAGATCCGTGTACTCTTGCTACTGTTGCCATTTTTTATCCCCTTACTTCTTTTTACCTTTGCCGCGTCCACGACCTTCTGTTGTTTTAACATCTTCTTTTGGCATTTTACCACGTCCTCGGCCAGCCATTACTTTACCTCTGCCTCTACCTTCGTCTGTGCTTTCTTTACCATCTGATAATGCATTCCAAAGTTCTTCTTTAAAAGTTTTATACTCTGTTCTTAATTTATCTTCGATTGATTCTAATGGATTATCTCCACTGTTTGCTGGAATCATTTTGGTTTTTCTTGTTGCCATACCTGCGTCTTTAGCATAGTCTGGATCATAACCTTTGTAAGTAGGTTCTTCTCTTTCATCTCCCATTGAATTTGCAAAATCTTCATCGGTTTCTTTATCTTCAATGCCTGCAAGTTTTGCCAAACGCTGTTCGTAATCTGCATACGGACTTGGATCTTTTACTCTAATATCTTGTGGAGCACTTTTTCCGTTTAATCCTTCAATACCTGCATCGGTAGTAACATCTTCAACACCTTTGTATTGTTCATCAGGTGAGTTATCATATGACATGTCAGGAGCGCCGTCTCTGTCTAAGTCAAAATCTACGCCCTTATCTGTTTTTGAAACAACAGCACCACAGGGTGAACCGTTAATATTATCATCTGCTTTCATTGCAGGAACATTATCTGTATCAGGCATCATATCTGGTGTAACAGTCTGCATACCTGCAAGTTTCATAATTTGTGCAATCATTGGCAAGTCTTCTGGTGAGTCTGCACTAATTGTGATAGACTCTTTTACATTTTCTTTTTTAAGATCGTCTTTGCCTTTACCGTCAATAGCATAATCCGGAACCATTTTACCTGTCTTCGGATCTTTTACCATTTTCTTTTTTGCCTCTTCAACTGGAGGATTCATTTTTTCTGTGTTTTCTACAGCGTCATTAATTACATTAGGATTATTTTTATCTAATTCCTTTAAACGTTCTAGTACGTCATACATTTCACGTGATGCCATTATTCTGCTCCTTTATGACGTTCTTTTTGTTCTTTTGCTAACTGCTGTAAAAACGTCTCTTTACCTTTTTCAGTTGTTACTAATTTGTCTTTGTCTACTTCAGGTGCGTCTTTGTATTCACTATCTAAAAGTTTATCTTCGTATGGTTTTTCATCTTCAGTACTTGCTTGATATTCTTCTGTTGGTTCACCTGGTTTACGTACACGTATCATATCATCTTGCATATTAAGTACGCCTGATAGATATGCTCTTAATTCATGTTGTGTAGTTGGATAATTTACAGTTGTTTCATACACAGTTACTTCTGTATTTGTCAACTGTGGGAAATCTAATGGCACACTTTGTATTGGTGTCTTCTTACCTGCTGATAAATTAGCAACATCAAACTTCTTTAATGCTACTTCCAATTGATCTTCAAAACCTTCTTCTAAATCTCCAGCAACTTTGATAACAAAGTCATACTGTTTTGCGGCTTCTGCAAGATATTTTTTAAATGTGTCAGCCATCATATTCTCCTTTAACTACGTTTATTTATCTTGATCCTTGTTTAAAATCTTATCTAAAATGGCGTTGCGATCCATGACTACATACCCTTCTGCATCTACTGTATCAGCATTTTCACCTTGTTTTTGATCTATATTTTGTTTTTTAAGTTGTAATTCAACCATTTTTAACTTTTTATCTAGTTTTTGACTCTTTGCATCTATAGCATTTTTGAGCATATTACTTGCTGTTTCAAACACCCTACCTGCATATCTAGATTCTACATTCATGCCCAAGTCCATTAGATCTTCATAACTTTGTTTGGCTTTTTCTGCTAGATCATCTAGTTCTTTATCTGCTAATTCTCCAAGTCCTTTTACCATGGGTAAAGCGGCAGAGATTTTATCAAATTCTGCAATACTTCGCTCAAGGTTGTCAGTTTCTTTTTTGACCTCAACAACTGTTTTTGGTTCTTCAACCTGCTCCATAGTTTCTTTAACTTCAGGTAGATCTAACAATTCTTCTAATTTCTTTGTCATAATAATACTTATCTTCTCTTGCCTTGGTGGAATAAATCTTTTTCAGTTACCACTCTAAATTGGATACCATACTGCTTACAGTATTTGGCGGCCGCTTCCCATTTTGCTTTATTCTTAATATAGTTTGCTTGATTGTAAGCACTTTTGCCAACTTGTTCTTTTACTGTATGGTTCTCTGGTTTAATTTCAATTATTTCCGCTTTGGTCTTTCCTTTACTGTTTGCATACACAATAAAAAAATCAGGAACGTAAACTGTATACTTTCCATCTAACGGATTTCTATAAGGAATCTTTATACTTTCACTTGCCCATTTTGCAACTGCTGGATGTTCATCACACAGTTTCATAAAATGCCATTCCCAACTTGATCTATAATTAGGAGTTTTATTTCCTATATATTTTTCTGGGTTTTTTAGTTCATACCTGCCACGGGCAAAGTTTCCTAATTTGGCCATTATGCAATGATGTTCCTCTTGGCTGGGTTATCTCCAGTATCCGGCTTTCTAGTTCCTAATGCAGAAACATTTATTCTGTTTATGTTTAAAATTTCTCCTAGTACATTGTCTAATTGTGTTTCTGTTAAGCCTTGTAGTTGTGATAATAATTCAAATGGACTTACTTCGTCTATCTTACACTGTTTCAAAAATATAAATGCTACACTTTTTGCCGCACTTTCTTGCATTCCTCTTTTTTGAAAAAATGCTATTGCGGCATCACTTTCACTTGCTTTGAATTGTAGTTCTAGTTTGTTGAGAGAATCAAAATATAAGATACTGTCTTCAGCACTATCTTTCTTTTTTATTTGAACATCTAATGGTAAGTTTGAAAAAGTTTCTTTCATTTTATTTTCCTACTGTACTGGTACAACTGTTAATTGAGTTGTGCCTCTTTGAATATATTCATAATTTTTATGAAGAAGTTCAGCATCGCCTGTTTGATATGTTATATTATTGTTTGCACTGTTTATAGCATTTTGAAATGCTTGTACAGAACCATCTCCTAATGTATTACCAAATGATCCAACTCCTGTTGTGCCTTCTGCTACACCTAATTCTTTTAATCTTGCAGTTTCTGCTGGAGTAAAGTAACTATTATTTTCAACAGTATTAGTTTCTGCTTTTACTTGTATATCTTTAGAGTTTGCTACTACTGTGTCTTGTGTTTCAACTTTTACTGCTTGTGTTTGTCCTACTTTGTCTAATCCTGCAATTTGCACAGTATTTTCAATAGTTTTTGTAATTGCACCTGTTGCAATACTTGTTATCTCACTTTTAACACCTTGTTTTGTTAATTTTTTTGCATTCTCGTATGTGTTCTTTGCCTTAATTGCTGTACCAAGTAGTGCAAGTGGATTACCTGTAACGTTAGGATCCATTAAGTCACCAAACACATCTAGTCCTCCAGCAAGTACTCCTGTGTTACCAAACAACGATGCACTTCCTCCGCCTAGTATACTTAAAGGACTTGGTGTCGAATCATAATGTAATTGTGCAAATCCGTCTGGATTATTTCTATCAACTCTACCTTCAGCATATTTTATTCCTTCATATATCAAAGTCATTTGATTGTCTGCTGGTGAACTGCTACTTGAATTAAGTTGCGGACCTTGCCAACTACTAATGATAGGATTAATTAATGTATATTCAAAAAATCTGTGTCTACTTAATTGATAGATACTAATTTTATTAAAGAAATGACCAGCAGTGTAACTGTCATAACCAAAACTATAAGGTGCTTGACCTGCTCCTTGTTTTCCTCTACTGCCACCATCGCTTTTTGTTGCCGCGCCATTGTAAGCAGGCTGTCTCGACAGTTCATCTGGGTAGTTAGAATCAGCATAATAATTTTTAAAGTATTGTTGCCACATACCGCTTACCATGTTTACGTTATCATCATGGAAAGTAATATTAATTGGTGTATATTGTACTTGTGTTTGTACATTTGTTTTTTTACCGTATTGATTTTTTACTTCGGTATTAACATTTACTCCTGGTACTTGACATGCTTTTACAAGCATTCCAACTTCGATGTTAGGTTCTGACTTTGACCATCCTATGCCTGCACCTGGTGATCTTGCCGCGGCTTTATTGATGTCAAAATAAACATGATATAAAAATTCAACTTTAGGTGCAAGACGCATGTAGTCATCAGTAAACAATCTAGCCGCATGTTGATAATCTCGCATATCTCCATCACTGCCAAAAATGCCGCCTACTACATTGCCTAAAAATTTGGTTACTTTGCTCATACTATTATTTAGTCGTAAAAAAAGGCCGAGATTTTTTACGTCCCGGCCTTATAAACAGATGACTACTAATTAGATATTAGCCTGTTGCTAAAGTTCTAATTGTTCTTCCGATAGCAGTTCCAATACCGTTTGGCTGACCAGCACCATTAGTTTGGATAGCGTTATCGTATTGCAGTGACATTGTGATGTCAACTGGATTTGAATCTGAGTATGTTAACTGATTGTAGTTGATGTCTTGTACAAAACAACCAACTAGTTCAAATGTTTCAAGTACACTTGGTGTGTTAGCACCGTTACCACCGTCTAAGATTTCAATTCTAGTTTTGAATTTGTAATCTACGCCGGAAGCCGCACTTGATTGTTCGAAGAAATCGAATTGTTTCTGTAACTGTTGACCTGCACTCTTACTCACAGCGTTGTTTACATCATCACGTATTGTGATTGTAATTGGTTGCCATGTGTGTTTACCTGCATAGTAAACTTTTGAGTTGTAAACATCAATTGCAATTGATTCGAAGTTTACATTCGGTCTTGTTACATCAATTACTTGTTTTGTAAGTTCAATGTTAGGAGCACCAGCACCAAAATTTTCAAGGCTCACTCTAAAGCGATACTTGAGTTTTGGCATCAACAAGCCTTGTGAACTTGCAGATTGGTCACTCGCCAACGGAACTGTAAATTTGCTTAAACTTGAAATAGCCATCTAATTTGCTCCTTGTATAGTTTTATTTATCCCCATTATTGATTGCCCAAAGTTGCTATCTCGCCAGTGTTCTTTAAGCGTAATGGAATGTAAATAAATTCCACACTTTTTACTGGCTCAATTGCAACGTCTACATAAAGTTCGTTGCGATCAATTCTTGCTGGAGTGTTGTTTGTATCATCACATACAACTAGGAAGTCATATAATGCTCTTTGACCTACAAGTTCAAGTAATAAACTTTCAGTTGCTTGTTTGATTTCATCACGTGTAATCTTATCGTTTGGTTCAAACATAAACGGTTTAGCAAGTAAAGTCATTTGACGTCTTAAGTATGCAACTAATCTTGCAACATTAATTCTGTCCAATGAACTAGCATTTTTTGCTCTTGTGTGTTGACCAAAGTTTACTAATCCACTACCAGTAATAAATGTTAGTGGGTTAATTTTAACTCCTGCCATTGTTTCACGTACACCGTCATTTAGTGCTACTGCATTAAATTCGCCTTCGCTGTCAATGTATCCTACGCTTGATGCGTTGCTAATACCACCACGTCTTGTACCTGCTGGTGCAAACCATGGAAACGATACAGCATCACTTACTGCAATAGTACGTAGCATCATGTGACTTGGTGGAACAACAATGTTTTTACCTGTTACATCAGTTGTTAATCCTGATGGATAAAACGCCGCCATATACTCATCGTATGACACCATTCCATCTTCGCCATCAGTAGTTGCGCCTGCTGTGTTGTTACCCCAATTTTGTAACGAAGTTGCATTTGGTAATAATCTAAACGGAGTATCAGCAACAACAAATCCTGTTAAGCCTCTGTCTACGTTTAGTCCAATTAAGTTACTTGTTAGTTCTGGATAACCAGGAGCACTTAACAATGTAAAGTTACGTGTTTCTTCGTCACGTAGCAATTCATTACTATCAACTGCACTCTTTAGTCCAGCAATAATAGTTTGTCTTTGTGCATGTCTGCCAAATAATCCTGAACCGTCTTCTTTAGTTGTGTTCCAACCAATCCAACGTGCAGTTTTATAAGCCGCCATTGCTTCTTCACCAAAGCGTGTATTTTTACCATCGTTTGCTGTGATATCAATTTGATTTGCAACAAATTTCTTAACATTGAAACCTGAACGTCTAGTGTTCCATAACAGCATACCTCTTGGATATAAATCTGGATCTGGAGCATCTGGATCTACATAGTTAGAACTTAACAATGTTTCAATAGTTGCCGCAGTATCGCCTGTAGCACCTGCTGATCCGTAACGTGCATCTGCAAATACAATTCCATCTTCAGTAGTTTGATCAGTTACATCAATTAATACCCATTCAGTTGCTGAATTATCCCAACGGTAAATTTTAGCACCGTAAGCATCTATGTCAGCAGTTGAAATCCAAATATCACCTTCAACTAGATCAGTACCATCTGACTGTCCGCCAGTTTTTTCTGGAGCAGTTGCTGATACAATAGGTCCTTTAGGATCAGTTGCACCTGCTAATGGTGTGTAATTTAAATAACCTACCCACTTGCTTCCATCATGCACCATAATATCAACTTCATCTAATGTTGTGTTGTACCATAGTGTACCATCTGCTGGAGTTGCTGTTGGAGCATTGTCACTTGCTTCGTATACAAGTGGTTTCCAGTTGCTGATAATGTGTGAGTGATCATCATCTGCGCCTGCTGTGTAGTAGTTTGCAGTACCTGATTCAACACCTGCACCTGAACGTGCCCATGCTGTAAATCCTGCACTTGGTAAAATACTTGACGCATCTGTAATTTTAATTTCGCCGCCTAATGCATGGCTTATTGAAAGATAACCATTACTTACTGTTGCAGTAATGTGTTCAAAGCCTGCCGCACTAATTGCTGACGCAACACCTTCAACTGTTGCTGTTGATACAGTTACAGTTTTAGCAGTTTGATAAACGTTACTACCGCTATCTGTTTCTGCCATTGTAAATGAACCTGTACTTACAGTTGGGTTTGCACCTTGTTCAGTACCTGTTGCACTTGTTGGTGAACTTGTTACTCTTCTGTATAATTTAAAGTTAACTAACTTTTCAACACCTGTTGTACTATCTTGTGATCCGCCTCTACCTGAGTAGTTTGCAAGAGCAAATATTGTACCTGCGGAAATTAAAGTACCGCCTGTAGTGTCAATTGTGTTAACTGCTTCTTCTCTTGTATTGTAAACTGGTGTAGTCACTGTTGACCATACACCTAAACTATCGTTCCAAACTTGTACTTTAATGTTAGCACCTAAGTTTGGTGAAGTAGTTTTCATCCAAACACTTCCACTTGGTTTAATACCACTTCTAGAAGTTCCTGCTACTGTTACAGTATCTGTTGACTTCCATGTTGGAACGTTTGAGTGTTTTGAAATTTGTACTGCCATACCTGAATAGTATGTTGCAGTAATACCAACCTGTGTTTTTAGTGTACTTCCAGTTGCATCTTCAATTACAATAGCACCATCATCTGTAGTACCATCTGAACTTGAAGTTCCATCACTGTAAATCTCTAATACACCTGTTGTTGTAACTTTAGCACCAACACCTTGGATACTTGCACCGTTAATTGCATTTGCAAGTGCAGTGTTTGTAGTACCTGAAAGTACAACACTTGTACCGTTAATAATAAGTGCTTGACCGTTTAATAATGTTGGACTTGATACAGTACCTTGAATTGCTGGCCAACTAGATGCCCAACTATCAGAACTAAATGTTGAGTCACCACTTGTTAAAGCGGCAATGTTTGCACTAGTTGTAGAACCTACTTTGACCCAGTTGTTATCTGCATTTTTATAGTACACATCATTTTGTGTTCTTGCAGTTACTACAGCGTAATCACCTTTTGCACCTACGCTTGATTTAGGATCACCAGTTGCAACATCTCCAACAAGTTGTGTAGCGGAGTTAAGAACTAAAGGAATCTTGTTAGTGAATTTTTGTGTTGCTCTGTTCCATTCAAATATACCATATAATGAATCGTTTGTATCTAACCAATATGTACCATCTGCTGGTGTACCTGCTGGTGCAGATGAACTACCTGTAAGTTCTGCAAGGTCAGCATCTGCTCTTACAACGTATGCTCTATTTGCTACGCCTAAGAAAGAATATGCTGATTGCAATCCGTACTCATTAAGTTCGTTACCATGCAATGGATTGTTAGATGAATCTGTATAAAACTTTGGATTACCAAATGTTTCTGTTAATTCTCTTTGTGATGTAATTAGGTATGGTGCTCCAGCATTAGATTTTAATGTTCCTTGTGCTGTTCCTGTACCTGCGCCGTTTGGCTTATTAGCGGCTGTTGCTACGATAATTAGTGGTACCGTTGCGGCCGCGGCTGGCGTATAAAAACTTTCGTCTATTACGCTAACTTCAACTCCTGGTGATGTAAGTGCCATCTTGTTACTCCTTTAATTAAGTTCTTAAACATATTTAGCCACTTCTACTAAAAATGCGGTATAATAATAGGCGGAAAAGGTACCGAAAAGGGCGGTAAATACAGTTATGGCAAGACCTTTATGTAAAACATGTAACCGTAGACCCTGTGCTGTAAACTATAAAAAGGGTCGTAAGACTTACTATAGAAGTAAGTGTGAACAATGTGCAAGGGGAAGAACTCCCAGTACACCTATGTGGTACCAACTAGGATATAGACAAAAAGACAAATGCGACAAGTGTGGTTTCACAAGCAAACACAGTGAACAATTTGCTGTTTATCATATTGACAGTAAACTAACAAATTGTAGACACAGTAATTTAAAAACTGTGTGTGCTAATTGTCAGCGTATACTACACAAAGAAGGATTTACTTGGAAACAAGGTGACTTAACACCCGATTTTTAAGAAACTCTACACTATCATTGTTTTCAATAGTAGCATCAAAGTCTACGTTACACCATGCCCATTCTGATATATGAACTTCAGGAAAGTTTTCTTCCATTTTATGTGCAACTACTATATTCTTTGCGCCTTTGTTACTATTAACTTGACGCATTTGATGTTGTGCAGTAGTCCACCATTCTGGTTCGTCACCACGTTTTACACGCCATAATTTTCCACCTATTGAACGTAGCATATTTGCTTCATTTTCAAAACGCACATCTGGAATAACAAATTTACCCTCAGGATTTTCAAGTAATTGCTTTTTAACAAGGCTGACCCATATACCGTCATAGAATCCATTACGCATACAATCTGTTCCAAATAATTGTAATACTAGTCTTGGTGTAATTGGATTACCTGTTTCCGTACTCCAATAAGGATCTACTTTTTCACGCCATGCACGTGATTCAGGGGTTTTGCCTTCAAGCATTTCTCTTTCCCAACCAAATACACTGGCTACTCCATCTTTGAGTTTGTCTGCAAATGAAATTTTTGTAAAGCCTTGATGCTCGACTAAGAAGTCTGCTACAGTTCCTTTACCTGAACCAATAAGTCCACAAATACCAATTATCATAAAAGATCCTTTATTAAAAGTATCTCTAAATTGTATAGTCATTGTATAGGAAAGTCAAGTAGTTTTTAGCCAATTACGAACGACAATGGTTTAGAACCATCTACGTAATTTGCCAAATCCATTTCCAATTTCTCCATTTCGGCTTGGGCATCTGCTTTGAGTGCATCACCGTTTAGTGAAGTACCACCTTGTGGTGTAGATATTGTTGCGAATTTGCCACGTGCTTCACCTAGCATATATTTACATACTGCTAGTGTGTAGTCTTTCAACCATTGTCCTGCATATGGATCACTTAATAGATTAAAGTCTGGACGATAATTGTATATTTGCATAAGCACTTGTTCATCTGATCTAGGTCTTTGCATAATTGTTAACTTTTTACTTACAGGATCAAACTTAAAGTTAATAAATGATCCAAACATTTTACCTACTAGTTCTTGGTAACCTGCAAAAGCAAAGTAAGTGCCTAATCCACCCATTTGTGATGAATTTAAAAGATAGGTATTTGTATAAGCAAGATTAAAAGGTTCAAATAATGTACCTCCATCACCGCCTCCTGATCGCGATCCAATAGAACGTCTAAACAGTTCTCTGACTTCAATTACTTCGTTTGGTAAAATGTAATCGTTGGTATCTTCTTGAAATTCTAATATTGCATATGATTCTTCAACAGCGTTTTCTGCACGTTGTCTGTATTTTCCAAGTGCCTTTTCTAATCCTACTTCATAATGTTTAGGATCAAGTTCTACATCGACCATCCCGTCGCCAAGTAGAGTACGAACGTATTCAAAGACTGCCTGTTTTTTATTTTCTAAATCAGTGCTCATAGTAATATTTATCCTGTTGGTGCTGAACTCTTGTACGGATGCCCGCCAGGTAAAATGCCTGTTAGTGCCCACTTGTGAGCAAGATAACCTTCTGCTTTTTCAAAATCTGTTATATCTGTGCCGCCTGTGCCAGGAACGTCTGCTACTGTAAAGAATTCTGCCATTCGACCTTGCATTCGTTCGTTGGATCGGTTTCTAAATATTCTTAAATCCATATTTGTTTGTAGACTATTGTCATAGCCATTTATAGCAAATAAGGAAGTACCATCTACTCTAACAGAAATCTGGTTGCCTGTCTTGTTGAATATAGCACCAATAATAACCCAAGTGTTCTGTGGTACAGCACCTGGACTATCAAAGTCCTGGGCATTACCTATGGTTGATGATATCCTGTTGGAACTCAAAGCGTCCAGGTCCAACTCACCGTTGAACGCACTGGCATTGCTTGAACTTACAGCATAGTCTCTTTTTGGACTACTTGTGGTCTCTGTACTCCAGAAACTATCCTGTGTGTCGTTGATCTGATTCCATTGGAATACTCCTACTGCCCAGTGGTTGCCACTGCT